AATCCGCAAAGTTGTAGAGAGCGATCTCCCCAAGGAGGAAGTTCGCAAAAGAGTTAACGCTCTTGAGTTTCAAATCTCTCGGAGATACATTCGATGAGTGAAGTTACAGTTGCATCCCCTCAAATCCGAGGCATCACTTACCCTCTCACGGTTGAGAACGGAAACCTGGCAACAAGCACAGATTACGACCTCACCACTCAACAAATTCGCAGTGTCATTGAAACACGATACTACGAGCGAGTAATGCGTGCGGAGTACGGTATCGGAGACTACGTCCTTGAGGTTCTCGATCCCGGTCAAATCAACTCTGCTATTCAATACAGTATTTTACAAAATGTGGCCGGTCTCACCGACATTAGCGTAACCGGCAACTGGAAAGTAGATGGGGATGACGGTTTATATTACGTATTTATAGTGTATGAAGTGGACGGCATTCCTCAACCCCCGCTCAACTTCACACTGGCTAACTAACCGGGTAAAAATAACCAACACAGGGCAAATCACGAGAGACTTGGATGGCGCAACGATTCAAGACAGCACCAGTCCCATCGGGTGAAGTCGCAAGGTACACAAGCGACCCGTATAATCTATCGTCCATTTACATGTTCGGTAGCTCCTCTCCCTTCACGGGGCAGGGGAACACCATCGTGCGCCCGAACGATGATCTGCTCATCCAGAAGGGAGGCAACCGCGCTCTCATCGTTTATCAGCGGTTACTTTATGACGAGCAAGTTCAAGGTTGCTTCAGCAAGCTGATGCAGGAAGTGACCTCTCGTCCGTGGTATATTCAACAATATTCTGATAAACCTGGCGATCTCGCAGTCCGGGACTTCGTAGCAGAAGTTCTGGAAGAGATGCCGCTTGACGATATTTATAAAGGAATGGCAGAGTGCATGATCACCGGATTTTCTGTCGGTGAAATCATGTGGAAGAAAACCAAACGCGGTGTAATCCCGTTTGACGTTCGCATGCGCGATCAACGCCGGTTTGTGTTCCAAGAAGAAGAAGACGCTCAGACTGGTTTTACGATGCGTGTCTTAACCTTCAACCGCATGTTCGAAGGTGTGGAGCTCCCCCAACGTAAGTTCATTGTTAACCGCTACTGGGTATCTCACAATGGCGATCCCTATGGTTCTTCTCTCGGACGAATCCTGTACCCGTTGGTAAAGTTTCGGCGCCGCGCTATTGAGTCTTATGTGCTCTATGGGGACCGTTATGCAACGCCGACCGCAGTTGCAAAGGCACCGCTGTCTGCCAGCACACGCGAGCTCGATACACTGTACGGTCACCTCTCCAATCTTTCTCAGGAAACTGCAATGATCCTGCCCGAAGGGTACGAGCTGGAGTTCGTAGTTCCTTCCGGATCCCCCGAAGTTTTCAAGACTCTGATTGACTACATTGATAAAGAAATCTCCCTGATTATCTGCGGAGAGAACGAGGCAGGGCAGGCAGAAGCAGGATCTCGTGCTTCCTCGCAAGTTGCGAATCTTGTGCGAGTCGTTCGCGCCAGCGAGATCTCCGAGATGCTTTCGCACACACTCACACAAACACTCGTCCGCTGGATCGTTGACTTGAACTTCGGTGTTGACGTAGCTGCTCCGGTCCTCACTCGCGAGTTCCGCATCGAGGAGTCCAATCTGACAATGCCGGACGTTTCCCTGATGATTCAATCGGGATACACTCCTCGGAAAGAATGGATCGAACGTCACTTCCGTGTTGAGCTTGAAGATAAGAGCAAGGAAGAAGCAGCCACCGAAGAGTCAGTTAAATACGATGCCCAGAAAGACCAAGATCTGTTCGGAGCGATCTTTGGCGGAACCACCCCAGAAGGGGGTGCAACCACCCCAACTGGGGGTGAAGAAGAAGCGGCAGCTCAGGATCTGGAGAAAGCTGCGGATGTAATGGAAATTCCAGAAGGAGCAACACCTGAGGAGTCTCAAGCGGATATTGATCTCCCCGATTACAATCTTGATGATTTACTGGGTGAAGAAGAGCAACCGACCAAGCCTTTTGGTAAACAAATTATATCAGAAGACGAGGCAGTCGAGATGGATAGAAAGTAGGGTAAAATGCTGGCAATGGGTCACTAATAAACACGGTGTTTACTAAACGCATCCACGTCTTCAAAGCAGGTGATCAGACTTCCGCCCAAGGTGTGCAGAGGCATTTCTCTGAGAAAGATCTTGAGCAGGTGGTTAAAACATATGATCCCTCGATCCATGAAGCACCCTTAGTAATCGGTCACGCCGGTGACAACGACAGCCTCCCTGCATACGGTTGGATCAAAGGATTCGCCAAGCAAGGGGGCAATCTGTATGCCGACGTAGCCTTTACTGACACAGCGAAAGATCTGGTAAAGGACGGGCATTACCGTAAGGTATCGATCTCGTTCTACTCACCTGACTCTGCAATCAACCCTCACAAAGGGAAGTGGAGTGCTCGCCACCTTGCTCTTCTGGGGGCCTCCCCTCCAGCCGTTAAAGGATTAGAACCCTTCTCCTTCTCGGAGGCGGAGGGAGTCTACGACTTTGCCGTAGCTCTTGCTCCCTCGGATATTTTCGATGACGAACTCGGACCGACAATGATTGTCGAGAAGAGCCCGCTCGAAATGCTTCGAGAGAAACTCGATGCCGTCCGCGAGGATGTCTCGAGCGCGGTAAAAGAACTGCAAGGCAACCAACAATCACAACCTACCGGGCAACTGGAAGAAGCTGCTGCATCCTCGGTTACACAACAACCGGAGACTGCACAAATGGCCAATCCAGACGCTCCCCAATTCAAAGAATCCAACAAACACGTGGGTCGCGAAGGTACTGAAATCGCTCAGCAGACGGCTGACCTCGAAGATCAATTTCCGGAAGAGGAATTTATGGACCAATCTAACATCAGCCGGAAGCACGCTAAAGGTGCCCACGGTCAAGTCATGCAAGTCGTAGAGAACGTCTACGAGGAATCAAAAGAAGAGCGCAAAGAAGCTGCCGATCGCGGCTTTGAAGCCAAGCGCCAAAAGAAAGCAGGTCACAAGGGCGAAGCCCATGAGACCAAAGAACTGATGAAAGCCGAGGACAAGAAACTGTCCGAAGACCACAAAGAACTGCCCCCAGCTCTGAAAAAGCGTGCTGCTCAAGTCAAAGCTCAAGGTCACTTTGCTGAAGATGATGACATCACCGATGACGCCATGGCTCGCAAGCACGGTGGCGACGGTGGTCCTGGCTCTGCCAACCACTCCGAGCTGGAGTACGACGAAGTCTCATACAAGACCAACCCTGCTGCTGGTGTTGTTAAGTTTGGCAAGAAAAAAGAGTCCGACTATGATGACGACACCGGTCGCTATGAGACCGCTCGCTCTACAGAGAACGGTTACGTCGATCGCATGAAGACTGGCAAAGCTGGTGCTGATGGTAGCGTAGGACGTTTCAAAACTGCCAAGTCTGGTGCTCAAGACTCTGATCGCATGCACACTGCCGAAAACGGTGAGCAAGATGCCGATCGCATGAAGACCGCTAAAGAATCCGAGTTGGCTTCCGACGGCGAAGAGCGTTGGGCTGGCCAGTCTGACAACTACGAGCGTGTCAACAACATGGACCAGTATGACGTCGATGCCAAGAGCTACGGTGTGAACGCCCCCAAGATTTCCGACGGAAACGACCCCTATGGCCGTGACGACGGTGCTACCAAGATGCCAACTGAGTCGGAAGAAATGCCCGACGATGAAATCTTTGCTGTTCAGACAACTAATGTCATGAACGACAAGAACATGCGTGTTCTGCGTCAGAAGAGCTCTGATGCTCGTGCCAAGTCCGTTGGCACTCACAACCTTCTGTATGCAGAGGGTGGCCCTCAAGCTGCTGAAATGACTGGCGAAGACGGTGTAACCACCGCTCGCAAGTCCATGAAAGGCAGCAAGATGGTTGAGCATGCTGAGTATGAAACCGGCGACATCTCTGGTAAAGCTTCCCTGGAAACTCTCCGTGAAGAAATCGGAGACGGCAAGAAGTCCAAGAGCAAGCAGCTGACCCCTGGTGCGATGGATACCTACGAGGATCCAGCTCAGATCGTTGGCCCCGACGGTGCCTACGCCGAGTCCTACAAGGGCGAGCC